CACTCTTAATCAACTCATAACGTTTGTGAATGTTCTTTTGTTTTAGGTGATGATTGTAAAGTAAGGCACCGCGTACGTGTATGGGTGTACCCTTGGTGTAAATCATTGTTGGGTCTGCATACTGTCCTAGATTATTACAACCTCTTGGTGAAGACATTTCTTCGGGTGGTAATCTACGGAAGTCCATACGAGCACCTTCAACAAAGTCCCATAGTTCTTCTTCGGTTCCTTGCATCACAATCTTGAATGCATCTGTAAGTTTACCTCTGACCCATTGTGGTGTACTGGACTTTGCAGTCTCAATACCCATCATCTTGAGTTTGGGTTCGGCTAGTCTGACTCCTTCGTTGTCGATGACGTTGAGGATGTATCTTTTCTTTGCAGTCCAAATCCCACGGTCTGCGATGACCTCTCTCCCCATTTCCATCTTCTGTTCGTAGGCATTGGTGTACTCTGCAAGTTCTCTGAAGCCCTCATCAAGAACTTCTTCCATGTGGGATTTTGCAATTGAGTCGATGAAGTTTGTGATTTTGGTTTTGTTCGTTTCATTAGGCATTACCTTCTGTATCAGTTTGTCTAGTGTTATGTAAACAGAATCAGTATCCATTGCAACAACATAGTCTTCATCTGTCTTGAGTGTGGTGTTCAACCAATCATTGATTGTCTTCTCTGCATGTTTGATAATCAACTGACCCGACAATGTGATTGCCTCTGCAAGTTGTGGGTCAAAGAATGCAAAGTATTGATTTGCCAAAGCACCATAAGCTGAGTTGAGTGCAATCTTTCTAACCTGTTGGTTATTGTAAGAACGTTTGATTAATGTATTGAGTTCGTTCTTACGTTTCCTATCTGTACAAGTTTGCAGTTCCTTCTGATACTCAATCATTTTACCCTTCCACATCTTACGTTCGTCATAGAACTTCTGCATAAGTTCGGGAAGGAATCCTTGTTTGTCGTTAGAGAACCTAGCTCCGTTTGGTGTGATACCGAGTGCGCCATCAACAATCGTTTCTTTGTTGAATAATTTTTCTACAGATGTATCAGTCAATCCTCTTTGCATCTTCTCGGGTGAGATATTATACTGCATGATGATGTGTGGATACAGTGAGTTCAAATCGAATGAGACGACCCATTCATGTTTACCCACGATAGGTTCTTTGACATATGCACCTTGAATTCTATCACCCTTTGTCTGTGATAGTTTCTGTGGTGGTGTTGCAATCTTCTGTTCCTTGAGGAAGTTGTAGATGATTGTCTCCCAATACTTAACCATACCAAATGTATCATTGTAATTACATTTTGCATTATAAGACATTGCAAGAATCAATTCCATCAATCCTAGTTTGTCTTCTAGGTCTTCTACAAGGGTAACATCCTTTACATTGTATGCAAGGAACTTGGAATAGTTTAGTCTGTATAGATGATGAAGAGAACCTTCCTCTTCATAACTCACCTTGGCTTTACCTAATTCTACTTGTGCAATGTGGTCTAGTCTGTAAGACTCTTGATTTACGAATGTATGTTTTTTGTACAGTTCTAGGTAATCAATTACATTTATTCCGTAAAGGTTGAAGACCTGTTGGGTTGACCCCCAATTGGTTTTGAATTCTCTGATATCACACATGTTCCATGGTGAAAACTTTTTATGTGATTCTGAGCCGAAGACTCTGTCCACACGATTACAAAGGTAAGTAATGTCAAAAGTGTTAACATTCCACCCAGTAATGATGTCGAACTTTTCTTTTCTCCAGTACTTGATGAACTGTTCAAGTAGGTCTTTCTCATCCTGTGCTTCATGATATGTTACGTTCGCTGGTTTGTCATCCCACGGCCCAATCCCGAATGTGTGAGCCATGAATCTAAATGGTTTGATTGTAATTGCATTGACCTTCTCGAAAGCTTGCATGGGTTCGGGAAACCCATCTTCACATTCACACTCAATATCGAGTGTTGCAATCTTGATAACCTTTGGGTCATACTTAATATCACCTTGAAACTTGTCTGCAATATATGTATAGATGTATCTATCGTATCCATGGATTTCCATTCCTGCTGTTCCAGCAAATTTTTCACGGAACTTTCTTGCACCACCCATCGAACTGAGATTTACAGCCTCAAGGTTCTTCCCATCCAATGACTTGAATGCAGAAGGTTTTTTTGTTGGGACGTAATGGTTTGGACGGTAGTCCACAGACATTTGAACCTGTTTCTTACCTTGATAACCTTTTACGAGTATTTTGTCGCGTGTTCGACAGACATTTGTGTAGAAATCCATACAGTAATTATACTACAGTGGGTCTATTCTGTCAATGTTCTTTTGTTCTCGAAATCGAAATTATTTAGAGCAGCCGACTTGATATCTGTCCAGTATGAAATTCTTTCTAATTCTTTCTCTACTGTTTCCATTGTGTCGGGATGTTCTGCAACACCTACTGCATTTTTTGTGAGGACTTCTACATTGATTTTGTGTTTCTCAATCATTGCATCAGCCTGTTTGATTTGTGCGTTAAGCACTTTTGATGTAAAATCTACCATTATTTATTTCCAGTTAATACCTTGTAGTTTGTTGCAAGGTTTGGTCTAGGTTCAAAACATGCCACTACTCTGACTTTTGATATGTCAAAGGTAAAATCCTTTGCATAAGGAATCCATGGAGCTAGACCCACTTCCATTTGTTCCCCTTCTACTGATACGATACAAGCATGTGCTTCTTCTACAGTATATTAAAAACACGACTCTTTCACTTTACCAATAACAACGTCTCCGTTTTCTAAACGGAGGCATTTGATAAGATTAGACATTTAATACAAGCTCCTGTAGTTCTTTCGAACGTCTTCCGACCTGTCCAAACCATTTGGAATCTTCCATTTCATATGCCATTTTTTTCCAATCATGAGCTCTAGCTGCACCTATCATACCTTTAAAGTATCCTAGTCTTGTTGCACCTAAGTTAAAAGTCATGTTGACTAATACATGTTGTATATCTTCGGGTAGATTATAAAATGCTTCATCGCTTCCAAAAACATGAATTGCTTCTGCAACGTGTTTATCAAAATCATAATCATATACATCATCAACTCTTTGTTGTGATACTGGTGTTCCAACTGGTTGACCATGTTCGGGGTCACCTTCTTTGATTAGATGTCCCACTCCAAAAGTTAAGTATCCTAATGAGTCTGCATAGACTTCTAATACTTCACCTTCGTGTCTTTTAATTTGTTCCTTCAATATTTCCCTGTTCATAATTCTTGATACTCTCCTAAGTATGTTCCACCGTTGTCGGCAATGTATTGTGCAACTTTAGCATCAAAGTCAGACTCATCCGTATAAGTTATTTCGGGATAAATCATTTCTCCGTTATCTAGTTGTATTTTTACTTGTCTTGCATTATTTGGCATCTTGTTCTCGTTTCATTTGTTCATCGACCAATTCCATGAGGATTTCACCCATGAGGTCATTTAATTCACTATTATTTAGGAGTTCCTCAAGTCCAATATCTGTCTTTTCTTGGCCGTGTGGAAACCTTCTTATAGTTCTTTGGAAGTTAATATTTGGTTTACCTTCTTCGAATTGTAACTTACCATATTGGTATACTAATCCATCCCATTCTCCACCAGTCAATTCAATAGCTGCATCTTCTTCGGATGGATTTTCTACTACCATGTAGACCTTTTTATCAAATAATTCTGGCATAAATTTCTTCCTCTATTTTCATAGATGATTCTATTGAATCATTATCACGAATCTGTAGTTGTCCTAACAAGTTCATGTTTGTTAATATATTATTTATCTGACTTCTTCTTCCCTTTAACCACACTTCTGATTGTGTGTCTCCTCTTTCTGCATGACGATTATGTTCTTCTTCTAGTCCTACAGTAAGTACATAGACTCTTGCTTCATGATTATCCATTAACCATTCTATGTCTACTCCTCTAAAGTATCTGTCACCTTCTATAAGAACATGTTTGTATGCAATGTTCATTGCTTCAATGAACTCTCTAAACTGTGGGATAGAACCGTGAGAGAGCTTATCAGTTCCGCCGAATGTCTCTCCCTCGGGATATTGACCGACTACTAATATGTCACCATGTTCTTGGCACTTAAATAGTTTCATCGGTTCAATTAGATTGGGTTCATCTAACCTAGAGATAAGTCTTCTCATGAGAGTTGACTTTCCCGAACATGGAACTCCACCAACCATTATAATCATAGTTCTACTATCCTTCCACTTTCATCACAATGTGGTGTTTTATCTTGAGGTATAAATCCACCCCACTGAAAGATTTCTCTGAACTTCCATTCAAGTTCCATGAAGTTAAGTCCCATCTTGTGATAGTCAAGAGAATCCGTAAATCTTCTTACACATTCTTCTATGAACCACTCGTATCTTGCAAGTGTTTCTATTCTATCAGACTTTAAAGTCATTGATGAGGGATTCTCAACATAACCATATAACATGATAGGTGTTTGATACTTGTTATAAAGCTTCATACCATCCCACAGTATCCTGTGACATGTAGTCTTCTTCTCAAAACAATAACCTAACTCAGTTACATCTTTGTTTCTTGCTCCAGCCCATCCCTTTCCAAGAGAGTTTAGAATTTGGTTTGCACCCTTACCATCTAACGGTAGAATGTTTCTGTTCTTTCCTCTCTGTCTGTAGACCTTATATAGTAAACATGAAGTTGATAGTTCTTGAATAGTACTCTCTGAACCATCGTCATTTACTTCTGTTACATCGACATAATTGACAATCTCTTCATCTGTCTTTAAACGCATACCATCATCTGTTGATGTGATTTGTTTTAAGAATGAGATTATCTCTTCTTCGACTTCTTGATTGATTGCATTTGCATCAATCGCTTCTACTACACCTCTAATGAAGTCAATATCTTTATTAGGTTTAGATGGTAGGTTAGTATTGTTACAAACATACTTAAATGCAATGTTGTCCTTTTGGACTGGTGCATCTTCATACACATCTACTAATAGATATTCCCAACCACTTTCCGTTGCAGCTTTGTATCTGTTGAATCCACTTCTTAGAATGAAGTTTCCATCAGCAGCGACTTGTACAAATAATGGTTCTTCTGAATGTAACCAACCTCTGTACTTGAATGAAGTTTTAATCTCAATAACATTTTGAGTGAGATTGATTTCTTCTCTCGGTTGCAATGGTTCCCCTGTAATAGGGTCAATGATGTGAATCTTATCCTTGTGTACTACAAGTCTTTTCTTGAATTTACAAGTTTGATAAGTTTCTTTGGGTGGACATAGTTCTCGGGTGAGTTCTATATCGTAGCTCTTTTTTAAACCTGCGAACAGGTGTTGTTGTGTTGTCATTTTTACTCCTTATCCCACGGGGATATGATTTGACGTTTGATGTCCAAAAGGAAACGTTCCAGTTGATACATTATTATTTAGGTCTAGAAAAAGCTGTCGAGTGAACCTTTCTCCTCATACTTTCCAGCATGTGGGCCGATAGGATTCTCAGTCTTTCCAGCTCTCCCTTTAGTTGCAACATGTTCATCACAATATGCAACACATGATAACCTTACTCCTTCACCAGTGATAGGTGATACACCATGCAATTCATTTGAATCTGCAATCAGTACGTCTCCATCATCTGCTTCAATAGCAATACCATATCTAGGGAAACATAAGTATGCACCCCCAAATTCTCCAATACGGAAGACACACATAGTTGTCATTCCGAACTCTAAATCTTTTCCATCCAAATGTGCAGACATCTTTGCAGTCCCACCAGTTGAATATTTGTTTGCAGATAACGCTGTCATAGGAGCTCCACCGATATGGTATTTCTCTTCTATACATTCATCTGCAAATGTTCTTTGCATATTCCATATCTCGGGAACTGCAGTCTTTAATGCTTGTTCATTTACTTGTGCAATCTGTTGAAGGGTTTCAAACTTTTCTTTGTTTGCTTTCTTATCCATCCAACCACTTGCCTTAATCATTCCTGTGAATCTGCCACGTTTATACCCGATTAGAACTGAATGAATCTCATTTGCTTCTGCAATACGATTGAACTCACCGTTCTTCTTTAATGGATAATAACTGTTTGGAGTTCTTAGGACATAGTCTTTACCTTCGATTAATCCTTTTGCTTTCATTTCTTCGTGGTCGATAGGCCCGGCTGCATTTGCTCTCATTGTAGATGTATCATCTATAGAGAACAAAGTGTCTTTAACTGTTCTATAAGTTTTACCTTTGTATGCTTTCTTTACTATACATGCAAGTAAAGTTTCACCCATGAGTGTACCATGAGGTTTGTATATTTTAATAGTATCATCTTCTACACCAATGGATGAGATAACAGTGTCATAAGAATCTTCAGTAAGATACTTACCGTTCCATTTCTTAAATGTTTCTTTAAATCCTAAGTCTTTTGTTGCAGTGAATTCCATGGTTCTAATATTTGTCCTTTAATGTTTTCGACTAGGTAATACATACATAATGGTGCAACCATCAATCCTATTCTTGCACCTTTATCATTGTAGTCACCAGTCATTTTATAATCATTTGGTAGAGTCATTAATCTCACCATTTCTTTTGGTGTGTAAATTCTTCTACCACTGTGATGGAAATGATTACCACCCATAAACTTGGGTTGACATCCCTGTTCAGTTAATGAATGGGCTGGTAAATGTTTAGGAACTATTCTTGACATGTAGTAAGAATGTTTCTCGTCTTCGGGTTGTATGTGTCCGTTTCTAATCTGTTCTTGGAACCAAGGTTTAACAATGTGGTCTCCAATAGAAACATATGCTTGATTGTCTCTCTCATGTAGTATAGGTGTAACTCCACCACATGGGCCACAATCCTTGAACTTCTCATCGGGATGTTGTTCAAAACCATTTACCCAATGTCCTTTTGATGAATCGTCCATTGCAGTTTCTAGATAAGCTGCATCCTTCATATTCTCTTCATCGGTTTCTAAATCTTGAATTGCATCTTCAATGGATGCAAATTCTTTAACTGGGTCGGGGAAGACTGAAGACATACACATCCAAGGCATTCCAATACCTTCTAGTACATCATCACGTACACCAACCATGAATACTCTTTCTCTCTTCTGAGGTACACCATGCTGATGTCCCTTCATGATTTTCCAAGTCACTGAGTATCCTAGTGCTTCGAAATCATTTACCATCTTGTTTAGATGGTCTCTTGCATAGTCCATCGAGAGACCTTTCACGTTCTCACATACTATAACTTTAGGCATTAACCCTTCAGCAATCCTAATCATTTCCCATGTTAGGTCTTCGATGTTCTGTTGCTTCATACCATATGCCATCTTCTCTTGATTCCATCCTTCTTTCTTGGAACCTGCCATAGAAAATGGTGGACAAGGTGGTGACCCATCCATGATATCTAATTCATATTTTTTAAGTCCAGTCAGCTCCATGATTCCTTCTGCAGTGACTTCTTTAATGTCTCTACATTCATGAACTGTATTGGGGAAATTTTCTAGGTAGGTGTCAACATGAATCTGTTGGAACTCGTTCATGTATCGAACGTCACCACCTGCGAGTTTGTAACCACATGAAGAACCCCCACCACCAGCAAAGAAAGTAATGTAATTAAACTGTTTACTTTCACTGTTACGATGAAGGTCTTCTAGGTTGTATTGAAAATATTTATTACTCATCATGACTCCATTATACAGTATTTAGCACAATGCTGTCAAGGCGGTTTCTAAAGATTTTCTAATAGATTTTCTGGGCTTGAGAATTCGTAGGGGTCGGACTCTGCATTGTCTTGATAACCATCTTCGATAAATGCTTTTTCAATTACACCATCATTAACAACTATTGCATATCTCCAAGACCTATATCCAAAACCAAGATTTGATTTAGAACATTCTGCACCAATCAAGTGAGTGAACTCACCGTTACCATCGGGAAGAGGGTAAACGTTTTTGATACCTAATGATTCGAACCATGAGTTCATTACGAATGTATCGTTAACTGATACACAGTAAATCTCATCAATACCTTTTTCTTGGAACTTCTCAAAGTTCTCATCAAAGCCAGGCAGTTGTTGAGTTGAACATGTTGGTGTGAATGCGCCAGGCAAACCAAATACAATTACTCTTTTACCAGCAAACTGTTGTTGTGTGTCTAGTGTTACGAATTCACCACCGACTCTCTGTGGTAGGATTACTTCGGGTACTCTAGTTTCCCCTTCGATAATTTCTAATCCCATTATTCTTTCATCTGTCATATCTAATCTCCATAATAGTAGATACACCCATTATAGTACAAATGGGTGCATCTGTATATAGGCTTTATGAGATTTTAATTTCTAGAGGTTTATCTTCCTCGGGAATTTCTCTCACTAATTGAATAGATAAAATACCATTCTCAATATGTGCTGAATCAATTACAATATCATCTGCAAGTGTGAATGACCTTTTGAAAGAACGAGTTGCAAGAGATTTGTGTACAAATTCTCTTTCATCTTTTTCTTCTTTCTTACCTTCAATGATAAGTTGGTTCTTCTCTTTAGTAAGAGAGATTTCCTTCTTGTCAAATCCAGCAACCCCTAACTCCACGCTGAAATCTTCATCACTGTGTTTCACAATGTTGTAAGGTGGGTAGTTTGTTGAATCGTGCAAGTGTTCTGCACGGTTTAATAGTTGAACGGTTCTGTCGAACCCTATTGCGAATGGGAATGATTTCCCGAATACGTCATCGTATATAGTCATAGCTTTCTCCTTTATTAAGCAAGTTTATAATGTGCAACCTCTAATGAGCATTGCATTAATGTTCGAGAACCGAGCTCTTTTGAAGAAATGGGGTCACTTGATGTCGGCGTTGCCCAATCCAAGTTCCAAATCCGAGCTCTTTTTAAGTTCTCTTACAATGGTATTTATAACACCATACTACTATTATAAGGACTTTTTCTAAAATTTCAAGACCTTTTTGAACAATTTCTTTCTGCACCATGCCAGACATTATAGTTATTACCTACAACTAATGCCATTAAAAGATTTATATTATCCATAGTTTGTGGAGTTAGAGACTCTCGTTTTATATCAGATTCGATTGCAGGCAAGAGAACGATTGTTTTAACAAGAAACATTTGTGGTACTGATGGTTGTTCACCAATAATCGGATTCATTTCATAAACACAATTGTATTTAAGTCCACGATAAGTTGTATAGATATCTGCAAGTTGTAATGTGAGAAATGTAGCCCACTGCTTAGTTGAGATTGGTTCAGATGGTGTAAACTGTGACTGGAACTGATTTTCCTTTAACTGTAATTCTATCAACTTCTGAGAATGCTCTAGATGGACACTGTCTATATGTTGCTTCGCCCAACAACACGTCCACCCCATCATAATTTCGTGTTTGGCTTTCGAGTCTAGCTCCGAGGTTAACTGCATCTCCAATGACGGAATAGTCAAATCTAAGTTCTGACCCCATGTTTCCAACGATGCACTCCCCAGTATTAATACCAATGCCGACATTGATAGGCGGGAGATTAAGTGGTTTAAGTTCTTCATTGAGTTCCTTGGTTGCAATTAATATTTCTTCTGCAGACTTCACTGCCATCTCGGCATGGTCGGGACAATCCATGGGAGCATTCCAAAAACTCATAATACAGTCGCCCATGTATTTATCTATAGTTCCACCATTATTTAGAATAATTTTTGTCTGTAAGTCTAGGAATTTATTAATTAATTCAACTAATCCTTCGGGGTCATCATTCTTCATGAACGCTTCGCTTATGGGGGTGAACCCACATATGTCCATAAACATGAAGGTCATCTCCCTTCTATCTCCACCAAGTTTCAATTTTTCGGGATGTTTTTGGAGCTCTTCAATCATGTCGGGTGATAAATACTTTTGGAACTGCTTCTTGATTTGTTGCTTTTCTTGGAAAGTTACATAGTATTTGTTAAATGATGCATGTCCAAAAACAACTAAGGAGGCCAACGATGAAAAGAAGGTATCGAAAAGAACGAGCTCTGAAGTCCAAATATAATAACTCCCGCCAATCTGGCATACTACAAGCAATAGACTCCCTACCCCCGAAAGAAGTGTGGGAGCTTTGTAGACCAAACCCAATATCATTAGTAGGACTATCAGAAGAAGAACAGACTCTAAGGATTCAAGATAGTAGGATTGTTGTATTTGAACTCCTGTCAAAACGGTTTGGAGCAGGTTCGCTTGCACTTCATGGGGATACATTACTCCCATTGGGGTTGAAACTGGATTATTCAAACCCTCTGCAGTCAGACCCCACACGAGAATCTTATTTTCGAAATTAGATTCGGGTAAATCTACAGCAGAAATTCTATGGAATTTATTCCAGTAGGATACCATTACATCACTGGTTGGAGTGGTGGTTATCGGTTTGTCTCTTCCCATCCGTACCCACTCTACACCAGTTTCGGGTGTAATCTTTGTCTGATAACTAGGTTCACCTTTAAGAGCTCTTAAAGCTTCTAACATTAGTGATGGGTATACTTCATCGTTTGCCGTAACCAATAGGGGTACAGACCGCGTAGTACCATCAAAATTTGGTGTTCCAGTGACAGCTGGAGTAGCCGTCACAACTCCAACCCCATAAGTATTTTCCATCAGTATTGAGATGGGTGAGACGATTCCATCGAAGTTCCAAAGAAAATCTTTTGGATTACCACCACCAAATGTTGAATTACCTACAAATGGTGCAGAACCTTTTTGAATTTGTGATGTTGGAGCAGCTCCAAGGATTGTGAGACGGTTGACTAATCCCTCTGCAAATATCGGGTCTTGAGTTGGGTCTCTGTCGGGTTTAGAAAATAGCATACCAAAAATATGAGTATTGCTATAATGGGTATCAAGAAGAAGGTCACGGTAAATACCACGACGTATAGGATATTGTCCAAAAGTTTCAAGAGACTTCTCGTCGATGTCGACAAGAACGATGTCATCCACATAAAATTCTCCTTGTTGTTGATGTAAGTAATCGAACCATGTCCAAGAGATATTCTCTATGAAGTATGGGTTCCAAATCTTAAGTGTAAATAGTAAACCTATTGTTACTAATACTGTCTTCCAGCTGTACACTACTGAATCCAGCAGACGGGATAAACACACCAGTAAGGATTAGCAAATCCTAACATCCATAATATAAAAATCCACAATGGGATTTGTATCCATGTTTTCCCCTTTGACCACTCTCTGAATTGGATGGCATATGGAACCATCTTGTTAAATAACCACTGTTTCATTTAGTCACTCTGTGTAATACTTATTGTACATCCACCAGCAGTTACACAATTTTGTGTAAGATTGTATGACTTTGCTGTAGAACCAGTCTGAGTTAGATTCAAGTCTGTTTTATATGAACCTTGTAATCTGATTTGAGAGTTATGATTTGCACTCCCTGTTTGAGATATGTTAGTATCAGAACCATCTGTATTACCATAAAAATATGTATGGTTGTAGTGACTTCCACTACCCGATTGATGTAAATCATGGTCTACACTATCTGCATGAATGTCTAGGTTGTGTGTATGTGTACCACTCTGATATACATTTACTGTATTACTATTACCCCATATGTGTCTACCATATGTTGCACCACCTAGTTGTTGAACTGATTCTGTATTGTTTGTTCCATCTACATCACCACCCCAACTTTTTCCAGAGCCCCAATAGGATACCCAAGAAATAGAATTACCACTTCCTTGTTGTGATAAGTTGAAGGTATTGTTTGCGTGTGCAAATGTGAAGTTGATTGTGTTATCAAAACCAACTTGGGATATGTTAAGGTCTGTCCCATCACCGCTTGCAACCTGTTCGACATGGACGTGGTTGTCCCCAGCCCATGCTACAGGTGTCAATAAAATTAATAATAAAATTCTTTTCATATTCTTTTTAGAATAACCATTGAAATAATAAACATAAGACAACTCCCTCACCGAATGCCAACCACATCATGTGGTAGTCATCTAGTCTCATTGCTTCTTGAAATCCAAAGATTTGTTTTTCATGCCATGAGCGGAACTTTTCTATGATATTCATATATTCTCCTAGTTTGTTTGTGTGATGGTGATATTTAGAGACGAACCATCACCCACCCTTATTAGTGACTCCTTTTCGTCTGTTACAGTTCTAATATTTGCTTGAGCATATATAGGGAGTCTAATAGAAATAATTCCATTCACTTCCCTGTAGAACCATATCTGACCAAGACCCTTGTCTACAATTGTATTGTATTGAGTGTCTTTATCAAAGCCTGGCAGAGTTCCGTCAATACGAACCACTCCGAAGGCATTAGATACTTCTCTATCAATACCAACCTTACGGTCAATATCCAAGACAACATCTAGTAAATCCTGTAGGAAATCGACATCTAATAAATCTCTGTCGAGTTCCGTGTATTCTAATTCATCATCCTCAAAGTAATTTTCTTCTAGGTCATTGAACTCTAAGAAATCTACATCAAGAACATTGTTACTATCATTCTCGTTACTTCTTTGTTCTTCTGCAACTTGTTCATTCACCTCGTCGGGTGGACTGACAATGAATAAGTTGTCAATTAAACTGGGTGTAATCCCATTAACCACTACTGGTTTAGTTGGTGATGAGTCATATGTAGAAACCATAGTTGCTTGATAGGCCTCATCTAATAATACTTCACCGCCTGCATTACTAACTAAAATACTTCCCGAAGGAGCTCCCCATTTATCAGGCAGCAATATAACAAGTGACCTTCCGATTTCATCAATACTTGTAGTGAAGTCGGTGCCGTTGACTGTTATCTGTGCAGTCGGGGTAGTTATATTTATGTTAGCTTTCTTAATTTTTCCACCAAAACCCGAAGCAAATCGGGCGGTGCCTTGTGCCATTCTTATGGCCATTTTGGACTTGGATGGGTCGGGGTCATAATAAACCTCGTCTATCCAAACCTTGGTATGTTCTGTTAAATCCAACTCTTCAGTTCCTTTGAACTGGATTTTCATTCTACCGTTTACGGTTTGTGCTGTATCATACATCAGCACATCGGGTAACTCGGATGCAGAGAGAATGGTTTCTGAACCGTCTCTCTGTAAACCCGCGTATCCTTTCTGTTCGACTATTTCACCAATTGGTTCAGCTGCAATTGCAAGTGAACCAATCAGAAGAAAATTAATCGTTATCGTCTTTTTGAACGATGTCAATATTTGCATTAGAAGTCACGAAGCTCACATCAATAATACCACTACATGACTGACCACTTGGACAACCTGTATCTGAACCCGATTTTTGAATGATATCTATATCATTGCCTGAACCAGTTAAGACTGCAGTAATTTTATTATCTGTTGCGTCTGCCTGAATAGTATTAATGTCATTTGTTGAACCTGTAACAGTCCAGTTCCAAACAGCATTGTCACTATCTATCTTTGTTGTGAATACATTACTTGAACCACCTACTACTAAGTCCCAGTTTAAGTATTCTGCAGACTGGTCGTATCCAACATCAATATCAAATGTGTTAGATGAACCTGTAACAGCTCCTAACATATTTAAGTTATCTGCTGAACCTTGATAACCAACGTTCCAATCCATTGAGTTTGAATCACCAGTAAAAGTTAAATTTACTGTTGAACTATCTGCAATGAATGGGCCGTATAGTTTGTTACTGTCACCGAATTGTACTAGTGTTAAACTATTGGTAGCACCAGTCAATAACATATCTATTGACGTACCACTAAAGTCATCACCACCAACTTTGTTACCATAACCTTTTTGTGTTATGTTTAAAGTAAGCGCAGTACCCGATTGTTGTAACCAAACTTCATTATCGTCTGCTCCAGCAAATGCTAAAGTTGACGCTCCTAATGTTAACATCATGAGTAATATTTTATTCTTCATCTGTTATTTCCTCTGTTGAATGTTTCTCGTTCCTTCCATGAGTTCCATGTGGGTGTCGATGTCCATCCTTTATTATCCAAAAGTCTCTATCATGACCTTGGTATATTAGTTCCAAGACGGCAAGTTCTATCGCTGAACGAGTTGCTTTTGTAACTCCCTCATTGGCTGCGACGCCATCTTCCATTTCCACTAACTTCGTATCCATATCAACGAAGCGGAATACATCATAACCACCACCTGTACTAAGAATCGTTTTCTGAGTCTGTACATTCAGCAAAATTTCACCTGTTAAAGTTGATATTCCTCTCAACGATATGGTGACAACATCCCTACGATAGGAAGCACTTGAACCAATACCTAAGTATCTTGCGCCTCTACCACCGCTTTCAATGTTAGTATCATAACCAACTATCCCACCGTCAAGCAGGATACCAGCAAACAGCAATGGTTGAATACCTGTTGGAGCATTCTCATTTCCATCTTGGTTTGCAAAGTCTTCTCTTGCAGAACGAACTATTTGACGCTCTCTTATTAGTGCATCTAAGTTTGTTCTTTCTACAACTCTAAACCATTTACCTTTTCCAGCAGTCTTCAAGGCATCAATCAAAAATGATTCTGCACCTTGGGTTACTGCAGTAGAGAAAGATGCAATTCCATCTTTACTCTTACGTTGTCCTGTCTTATCTTGAAAAGCGTATACTGCAACTACTGGCATCGTATCCGCTGCTGGTAAATCAGACAACTCTTGATAAGTAGGTATATTTACCACTTCTGCTTCTTCAACGCATGTACCTAACCTTTCCATCACAATGGAAGAACATGAGTCTGTCATGCTGGGAATACTAGCACACCCACTCATGAGTAGAACTAGTAGTCCTACTGTTAGTATATTTTTCATTGTTTAGAAGCTTCCTGTTCCTACTGGTATATCTAAAACTGTTGTTGTTCCATCTTCAGTAACAATTGTTAATCTTATGAAATCGACACCATCTTCCCCAGTCATTCTTTCATATGTAACAGTGTTTCCTTCCATTACAAATGTACCATAATTAGCTGCAGTTCCATTTGAGAACATATTTTCAACTAACTGTTTTGCTAACTGAGCGTAGATTCTACTCTCTACGTTCCTTAAAAATTTGGCAAGCGTTGTATTCTGAGCTTCCCTATCTGCTTTTGCAATTGCATCTTCCAAGTCTTGCTTTATTTTATCACGTCTTGACTTCTCTTGATTTTCAATTGTAAGATAATGTGCAGATATTCCTATTCCACTGAAGCTTGGACTTTTAAATTTGTGAACAATTTCATCTGCACTTACACTAAGTGCAAAAGAAATACTAATTATTATCGCTGCTATTTTCTGCATTCTTAACCTCTTTCTTTTTTGCGTTCTCTTTATATTCAAGAACTACGTCTACCTTTTGTTGTAAACGAATTAAATCTTGGTCTAACATTCTCACTTGGTCAATAACTTTGATAAGTGCAAAATGCTGTTTCTCTATTTCGGGTTCTAGTTTTTCACCTACAAACCACCAAATATAATAAATGAAATATCCCAGGCCAACCATCATGACAATAGGAAAACCATATTCATTCAGTAGAGTAACTAACGTGGGGTCTGTATTTGCTACAACTTCAACAACTTCAGTTTCCATGTTAATCTCTTCTTACGTCGAGCTTACCGTCTTCTATAAAGTTTTCTGCACGTGCAATACGTTCTATGTCGGGTCTCAATTCAAGTGCTGATGAAACTAACATGTCAATCTTAATCATTTCATTTGACATTGTTCTCGCACGGTTTTCTAAGGACTTGCAGAACATCGTTAACGTTTTTATATCGTCAACAACACCCTCAAGGATTTGTTTGATAACAGTAAAGATAAAGAATCCCATGACTATGCTTCCAGCAATTGGGGCTCCCACTTCACCTATCAACTCAAATATCTCATTCATGCAATTATTTATTCTTTTTACTTTCTTGTAAGCGCAAAAAAGGGACGATAAACGTCCCTCTTTTTCAAACTCTGTTAAGAGTTACTTCAATTGTTCACGAATTTCGCTGATAACTGCAGCCTTTGCGCCAGATTTTTTAACCTTAAGGTTCTTCTTTTCTGCAAGTTCTACTAGTTGATTCTTTGTGAGTTTCTTCAACTCTGCAACTGTAGGTGCTTTAGGCTTTGCTTTGGAAGGAACAGATTTAGGTTTAACCTTTTTATCTTTTCCTTTAACAACGAAAAACACGACCGCCAATACGAGTAGTAATACTATCCCTGTTGTACTGTCCATAATGTTCTCCTAATTATTTACTTATCCAATAATGGATTTTTATCCTTTGCTTTTCCTATTGCTAGAGCAAAGACTTCTATGTATTTATAGCATTTTGCCCAAAGAGCATCGTCTTTAGGTGTATCTGTAAGCATAACAATCACTGAACAAATCGAAATGATTGCTGGAATGGCTGACATAAATGCCCATACACTACTTATAAAGTCCCACATATGTTATCTCCTATTAAAGTTTAACAGAAGTATTTATCTATTTGGAACCACCAATAGAGTATTTAGTGGTTAATTTCCAGTTGGATTTCTCTTTGTATGGTATGATTTTGATTTGAGAGAGGGGTGCGTTCGGTTCTTCTATCTTAGAAGGGTCGACTAAAGTTACGAGTTTCCACTGTGCTAGCAGCTTACAGATAGTGTTTCTTCTACCGATATCTGACTCATCTATGTTGGTAGGTTTACCATCTAGTTTGAATAGTTCTTTGAAGTGAGTGATGTAATACTTACCACGTTTGTGTAGTATGTGACAAGATTGAAATAGTTCTTGTTCTCTTCTTGATGCAACTCCTATGCGTGATAGTGTTTCCCTTATCTTAAGGAAGTCATCTTTTTCGGGGAAGGTTACCTCTACGAGGTCTTGTACTATTTTATCTTGTGCATCATCCATTGTTATTACCACCAATATTCATTCTGTCTTTCAACTCACGTAACTCTTTATCAGATAAGAGAGTGTATAAATCTTTGGCCTCTCTTGTTGACATCTGATAATATTGTTTTACGACATCGAGTTTTTTACTAACATATGGTTTAGACCACTTTGAAAATCTTTGTCGTTTTCGTAAAGTATTTAGGAAAAACACATATTGAAGACGGTTGTCTAGACCGTGTCGACAGTTCATTTCGTTAGTAAAGAAAACAGAATCTTGGTGGTAAGACAAAGATTTGTTTATTAAGAATGGTTGATATGCTTTCTCTTCGATATCATCAACCATGATATCAGTCTTATCGGAAGAGACCGACTTGACAAAATCGAATGGATTTCGTTTTGCCACTTATGTATTTCTTATGTAAGAATCTAGTAGTGCTTGACCAGTTAGAGCTTTACCAAAGTATACAGTTTCACCTGTTGACTTTATCTCTCTTTTCACAACACCGTTGTTATATTCAATGTCCATCACTGAACCATCGTTACCTCTTGTGTCGTACCACATTGAAGTAAAGGAATGTGCATGAAGTGATTTAACACCCTGTGACCATTTCTCAGCTTCTAGTAGCAGTCTTTGTCGTTCTACTGTTTCATTATATTCTGTCATTTGAACTTACATTCTCCCATGATTTCAGTTAGACAAGCAACAAAGTTTATCTCTGAATCCATTGCAAATGCAGACTTGTATTGATAGTCTGCAATAATTAACACACACGCTGGAATTGATTGGGGTTCCAATTGTAATTCCAGTGCATTGAAAACCTTTCTGAATAATGAATTAAAATCATTATCAGAATTAGTCCCGACCCACTTTCTCATGGCAGACCAGTTCTTCTCTTTAATATTATTTATCAAAGGGGTTAACTTTTCTTCGGATAGTGTTGAAATCAATCCACTATCAATTACACCACTGACACCATATCTCTGAATCTCATTCAGACATCTTCGGAAGTCGGGGAAGAACTTCATTATAAGTTCTGCAAGTACCCTTTCATCTGCATCAATCTTTTCAATCTCACAAATGTTTTTACATCTGAGTAACATCTGTTGTGCAAGTTGTGGTTTTTGTTTTGGTGTAATACTAAAATCGATTACTGTAGTTCTAGAATGTAATGGTGGAATAATTCTATTCTTATAATTACATGTAAAGATAAATCTACAGTTGGATGAGAACTCTTCTATGAAGTTTCTCAAAGCTGGTTGAACTGAATCTGCAGATATGTAATCTGCTTCATCTAAGATTACAACCTTTGCACCACCCGATAATGAAACCGTTGATGCAAAGTTTTTAATCTTTGTTCTGAGTGTGTCAATCAAACGTCCTTCGTCGGAACCATTGATTACTATAAAGTCTGCATCGAGTTCGTTACACAATGCTTTTGCAACTGTTGTTTTACCAACACCTGCTGACCCACACAACAATAGATTAGGTACTTCTCCATTCTTTACAAATTCCTTAAAGGTTTCTTTAAGTTCTTTTGGAAGTATCGTATCATCAATAGTCTGAGGACGATACTTTTCTACATAGAGAAATTCATTCATGAGAGCAAACCCCCCACCGAGTTTGCAGTGCAGTCCACCCAATGATGAGTGAGGACTACTCCCGCGTATATTGCAGAGACTGGCACAATATTCACACTATTATTATATAGGTTAGGCATTGTATTTGCTGTCAGGCTCCAGTGCAATAAAGTATTCCAACTCTACATCTGCATTGTTGAAATGAGATATACCTTTTGATGATACTTGAACATCATAGTTACCATCTAGAATTTTAAGATTCTCCATCTTGAAATTCATTTCATAAGAAGTTCCATCACCTTCACCTACGATTCTTGAGAATGTATTAGAGGTATCACTCTTCTTGTCTGTGACAATCAATGTCACATTAGTACCATCTGATTTGAGAATCAAATCATTAACACCTAGGACAGCTGCAGCTTTCTTAAGGTCGGTCAATAATGTTGACGTTACTTTGAATTCTATCTCTGCCTCTGGCATAGTTATCATTTTTTCGGGTGCAGTTACCATTCCTTCAGCTGCATAGAAATATGACAATGAGGAATTGTTATCTGCCACAGACAATGAGGAATCATTGAATTGGAAGTCGGGGTCATCCATTAAGGATGTTGCACCTAAGAATTCTGGCAGGTTGTAGATACTGAAGTCTTGAGGGAAGTCCTCAGCCACAGTTGCTACTGCAAGAATGTTTTTCATATTGGAAATAGTTTCCAGTTTGTTGCCTGTTTTGACTCGAATGCCCGAGTTGATTGTAGAGAAGTTCTTTAGAACATCTTTCGTATCATTACTAATTTTCATCACTAGTTAGTCTCCTTATAATTATCGTGGTTGTACAAAGCAAGGAATCCATAATGAATTACCTTGAGAAGGTCAGCACGATTATAACCACCCTTCTTGCCGTATCGTTGTGCATATTTCATCACGTTCCCGATACAAAATCCTTCACCGTGACCACCATCCATAATAAACTCAGTTGCCTGAAACTTATCTTTGGAATAATGTTCACCGTATGTTTTGTCTACGTAGAGCTTGAACTCCTTGAGGAGTTCTTGCTCATTGTATTTGTAGTCTATTGTTTGAACTTTTTTACCAAACATGATACCAGTATACTCCTAGTACCCTGTTTCGTCAACAGGGTTTTCTGAAATTTCTTCAGCATTCAAATCTATCCCAGCATCAATCTTGGAATAGAGGTCGAGGATACTATTTCTAGTCTCTTCGTCGAACCTTGAAATACACATAGTGATTGACTTGAGTTTGTCATTGAACATTCTGAATGCATTGACAATGTGAACCAATCTTCTAGTCGTAACAACATCATCAATACCACCTTCGTAATATGTTTTTCTGATAATGTCAGCCCAGTCAACAAGCTTCTCAACGAAGTCTGCATCAACGTCACCAGTCAATTCCATTTCTTTTGAAAGGATTGACTTCTCAGTTTTCACTGGTGGATATTCTTGTTGCATTGTGATTGCAAATCTTTCCAACATGGCTTCGTTCATGATTTGAGTTCCTATGAACTTTCCATCATCGGAACCTTGTCCTTTAGTGTTTGCAGTCGCAAGGATTGTGAAACCCTGTTTAGGTGAAACCCACTCACCAGTTTTCTTGATTAGGTATCCTTTACCTTCAAGAACTGATTGTAGACACATCAACTTGTTTGAACCAAGGTCGACTTCGTCTAATAGAAGTACAGCACCTTTTCTCATTGCTTTGATAACTGGCCCTTCTCTGAAGACAACGTTACCGTTTACTAAAGTGTGACCACCCATTAGGTCATCTTCATCTGTCTCGATGGTGATGTTAACCCTGTAGAGTTCTCTCTTCAATTGAGCACACGTTTGTTCAATCATAAGAGTTTTACCATTACCACTCAGACCAGTAACGAATACTGGAAAAAAGATTTTGGATTTAATAATATTCTTGACATCTTTGAAATGTCCAAAAGGAACATAGTTAGACATCTTCTCGGGAATGATTTTTACACCATCGTCAAGTAGATTGACTGACTCTGTTTGAGCTGCAACTGGCATGTTACTTGGGGAAGCAACAGCTGCAATTGGAGCAGGTTTAACTGGAACAGGAGTGGCATCATCTGAATACCCACCATTGTAACCAGTAATAACAGCCTGAAGGTTGTACAACAAAGGCCCAGTCTCTTGAGCTTCTTTGAAGTTATACTTCGAGGATTTTATCCATGAAGGGAAATAACCATCAAAGGCATCTTTGATTTCTTTCCTTCCAAAGGACGTTTGGTTAGGGAATTTAGAAACGAGTTCTCCCAAAAACTCCGCCCTGTCGGGTGTGTAAGAAAATTTCTTACCGTTTACATCAATTGAATTTGTCATATAGTCTCCGTTTTCAATTTGTTTTCTCATCTTTTATAGTATACTAAAAAGCTGATGGCATTGTCAAGGCTGTTATTTAAGCTCTTCAAATCTAGTTCCCATCTTCTCTAGGCATTTTACTACACCTTTTTTATTTTTCTCAGTCAAATAGTTCTCACCTTTATTGACCCATATCCTAAATGCAAAACATTCTTTTGCTTCAGTTTTACATTCCTGTATCTTTGGACAATTATGGAAGGTGCATGGGGCAGGCCCAACATCCATAACTGCATCTGCAAACTTTGAATAATCAGTTTGATGATTAATGTAATATGCTTCGTCTACTCTTAATGGGTCTCTCATGATATCTCCTTAATAAATTCATTTGTTAAAAACCTTGAAGTTGTTTTTGCTTTCTGATTCTTTTTGAAAGCAGCCAACACTCTAGACTTCTTGGCATCGACCAAGTCATCATCTAATTCGTCTGAACCATCAACACCAAGTGAAGAAGTTGCAGTCAAGAACATTTTGTTGTAACCGTGACAGTCGACAACCAATCCATTCTTCCTAATCTCAGCCCAGATTTGTCTGTCATTATCCCACCATGTATCTTTCATAGAAGTGTATTCCATGATGTCATGCATGTCTCTTTTCTTATCAAGAACAAAGTAACCAGTCACAGTGACGTTACAAGTTTTAGATAACCAAGACAATAGGTTCTGAGTTTTTTTGAAAGAGTCATCGTATCTGTTATATCTACTATTGTTAATGTTCTTTAGAGGGAAAACTTTATTATCGAATGGGTCAAGTATCTCAGTTACTTCAGAAATATCCCAAGGGTCAATACCTTCTCCTCTTGCCCATGCATTCTTTTCTGAAGAATCAACATTGAGTAAAGAACTTCTATGTGAGAATCCATCTGTTATTACTGTTAGGATTGACTTCTCAATTCCATAAGCTCTGTTGAACTCGGGAAGTAATTTTCTCATGACAACTAAACAATGGTCAAGAGGTGTACCACCTAATCTGTAACTCATTGGTCTGACATTAGTATCGAAGTAGAAGTAAGGGTCATCTTCATAACTGATTGCATACTCACCATCGTAAAAACTATTGTGAGCCTTCTCCATTTTTGGAGTGCTTCTCCAACCGAACTTTCCTAGGAAATGATTCATCCAAAGAGCCCCGATGTTAGTCATCATTTCTTGATACTTCTTATTGTTCATTTCATTTGAGAATAATTCAACAAGGTATCCATCATCATGAGTATAGTAGTCATCACTATTCTTAGAGTATGCATCACTGAAGAGATAAACTCTGTGAGGGATGTTTGCTTTTCTGCAGAACTCTGAAAGAATAACTGCTTGTTCTAATAACTCAGCACAACTGTTTGCAATTGAACCACTCCAATCAAGTAAAACATTTAGACCATGATTTTGTCCATCAGGCAAGTAAGTAACTCTTTTGAAAACATCATCAACGATTTGGTATTTTGCAAGTTTGTTCATATCTAACTTACCAGTTTTACCACTGAAAGCTTTAACACTTCTTTGTGCAGTCTGCT